GGTGTTCTACATCCTAACACACCTTGTTTTACACCATTTGCTACTGATAAACCTAATACAGAGCCAGTGCCTGTTATTGTTCCGTAGCTGTGTGCAAAACCATTTATTTTTCTATATCCACCCTCAAGGTTGGGTTCATAATTAACTAATTGTATAGCTGCACCTGTAAAGGTATCCCCTAATGTTAATACATCACTACCTGTATTTAATCCCCCTCTACATATAGCTTTAAACGTGGATACTGTATCTGCCATTAGGTTGTCAAACTCACTGCGTTTGAAGAGAACCTTGACCTATTAATAAAAGTAGAACGTATATTAAGTGGATCATCTAATAGTAACCTACGCATAACCTTTATTCCATCTTGAAATTTTTGATTGTGTATTTGAGCACTTTGTTCATTAGACCTAAATCTCATCATATATACCATAGCACCATCTACGACTATATATCTAAATCTGTCAGGTATAATGGTTGTATCTGATTGCAAAGTTAAATCACTAGGAAATTTATAATAAATATAATCTACTATATATGCTGCATCAGGTATAGGTGTAACACCAAACTTTTCTTCTGCTGTTTGATAAACTATATTAGGAGCACTGTATCCCCCACTACCAGAACTATCATCTAATGCTCTATATTTTTGTGTGTATTCTTCAAATGAAACAACAGGTAACGGCTTTGCTGTATTTAATGCACTTGTTAATTGACTTACATAAAACGTATCCCAATCAACACTTGCCATGTCTGTTGGAAAATCATATGTAGCTGTACCTGAAGCTAGTGTTTGTGATTGTGCAGTTTTAAGAAATGGAAACTGATGTCCATCTTGTAATATCTCTCGTATTGAATTATTTATAGCATCTTTAGCAATCGCCTGTACATTTTTTGCCGTAGCAAAATTAGCAGTCGTAAGCTGTACTTCGTTTATTCTACGTAGTAAGTCATTTGTTAGTGCTAAATAAGTTGTAGACATGTTGTGTCCTTATATCTAAGTAAGAGGGCAAGTTTCCCTGCCCTCCTAAGTAAGTTAAGTTACGCTAGAGCGTCACGATCAACTTCCGTTGGACCTGCATCGCCTTGGTCACTGATGTCCATTAATACAGCGTAAACACGTAGTTTACCTGCTGTAAATGTTGCACCAGAACCTGCAAAAGTCAGGTCAAGTGTATCAGCCGTAGCAAGAACAATATCACCTGCAGGTGTAGCTGAAGGAGCATAAGCACCATCTGATGCACCGTCAATATCAAACGCTGCAACCCACTCGTTGTCATCAACAGCAGTTCCTAAGATTACTGTTGCATCTGTACCAGTATTTTGTGTAGCAGATTCTACAACTTGAACACCTGCATGTAGAATACGTGTATTTGCAGGAAGTGTAAGACACTGAACTATGTCACCTGATGAACAGTCAATAGCCTGTGCAGTAAGATCAATAGTCTTCTGTATCATATATGGACTTCGCCCTCGTTGTGAGCTTCCATGAGCAGGTAGTAAAAGACTTGTAAGAGTAGCCATTTTTTAATCCTCCCCTTTATATGCTAGAAACATATAACGCACGAGTCATAGACTCAGGACGTAATATTTTTCTGCCGTATAGATGCATGCCTCTAACAATATCAGCAAACGAATCAGGGTCTCTGTAAGTTTCTGTTTTATTGATTTGGTCTGCTGTCGCAACAGATGAACTGTGACCTGAACAGATTACACCAAAATGTGTTGAACCTGTGGATGTAGCTCCTGTTGGACCATTACCTACTTGTGGTAGATTGCTTGACATGTAGACTTTAAAGCCATGAATGTTGTTAAAGATTAAACCATTCTGTAGCCCAGAACCGCCAAAGTCAGCGTTAAGAAGTCGAGAGTCCTCGTCCTTCAATAGTTCTGCGAACACAGGGTCAATAATTAACCAACGTCCATTAGTGTCAACATGCTGTTGATCCATCTTACGTGACATACGAGCAATAACACTCATAGGTGATGCTTTAGCTGTTGTAGTATTCAGCGAATCGCCACCTGCACGTGGAACAACAACAATAGAATTACCACTTGTACCACCATTAAAGTCTGCAGCGTCTACCTGCATACTTGCTAATAGTTCGTTAGTTGCAGCAGTTGATACCGCCACAGAACCATTTACAGTTGAGTTAACTGTGTCTGGTGTACCGTGTAATGCTGATTGTTTAAAACCACACATATAGCCTAGTACGTCTTGGTCAAACTGGTCTGACAATCTGTAAGCTGCACGGTCACTTGCAAGAGCTTGAAAGTTTACATGTGAGTGAGCTTCTTCAATGTCGTCCACTTTGAACGCAAAGTAGTTAGCTTTGTCTATGGTTAGAGAGAACTCTTCATCATCGAGATCATCTGCGACAATGGTTGTTCCCCTTGTGTAAGCCTTAACGCTTACTTCTGGTTCTTTGATGATTTTTACAGAGTCACCCATTTGAGCAATCTCTCCAAAATAATCACCGTTGGTTACAGCAGAAACAATAGATGATTTGCGAAATGCAAGTTGCACCTGTTTGCTGTATATGATAGGACTGAAATTACCGTTAGGTAGGTTTCCATATCCTGCAGCACTTGAAAAAGCCATTTTAAAAATCTCCTTTTAGCTTTCTACAGATACAAACTACAACTTACTTTAGTGGCTAATTCTTATAAGGTGCAAATAAAATTCGTATGCCTACGTAAATTAAATGGGCTAAAAGAGATTAGGTTGTACTTAAACTCATTGATGTTTGTGAATTTGTAAGGTGTAAGTTGTCCAGTTGGGGTTACACCTCACATACAGATATATATAGTTATATCTATAAAACTTTATTTGTCAACACTTTTTTTAACGAGCATTGCCAGATATATCATAAATAAACTTACCGCTACGAATTGCTTCCATAATATTGTCAGCTTCCTTTTCGTATTGTTGTTCGGTCATTTTGTTTACCTGTGATTCCCTTAAAAATGATTTGCTCTCATCTGACTGTGGTGTATTCCTAGCACCTCTAGTATTTACAGATTTAGCTGCGTCATTGTTATTTGTTTTCTTCTTACCTGTAATACCCATATCAGCTTTGTAAAGGTCTATAGCCCTTGCTGCTGAACGAGCATCGTTTTCATTTTCATACAGAGCGTCTTGTACCCACTTAGGTTGTGTATCTGCCCATTCGTGAAAATCGTCTGTGTCCTTTATGTCGTTAAAGTCAGGGTGATATTTAAGTAACTCACTTTCTGCCTTTTCACGTGTAACATTTGACTGCATCTCGTCAAGTGTTTTCATTCGTTCTTCTAATGCGGTTGCTTGTTCTTTTGCTTTCTTTATTGCAATGGTTTCAACAATCGCAGCTACATCAGGATATTGACTAGCCCATGCCTCTATATCTTCTTCAGACTTAGGAAGTTTAATTTCTTTTTGCGTTGCATCTGTAAGTTGTCTTTTAAGTTCATTGATTTGATTTTGAACATCTTTATCTTTTTCCTGCATATGCCTACGCAAATCACCATAACGCTTTTTAAAAGTTTTTTCTTCTCCTGTAACTTCAGGTTCAGATTCTTTTACTTCTTCAGTAGACTCTCCTTTATTTTCAGCAATAAGTTTTTTTAGTTCTTTTTCTTCTTGCTCTATTTTTTCTTCATTCGTAGTCTTTTTATTCATAAATGCCTTTTTAGGTACGTCTACTTTTTTTACTATTTGTTTTACTTCTTCTACTTGTTCATTCATTTAGTTTTCTCCTTTTGGGGTAACTGTAGTCCACCTAATGTGGGGAGTTAGTTGCCAATGGGGTGTTGTGTTATGGGTAATCTTTCTTCATTAAACCGCCTTTTTTAAGACCGCTGCCATATGTAGACTCTAGTTTCTTTTTCTTTTCTTCCTTTGTTCCACTGCCTGTAGCTTTATCAAACTTTTTTCTTCCTTCTTCTCTTCTTTTTTTATCTTTTCTTTTTTCTCTTGCTTTTTTTTCTGCATCATCATCTTTGCCTGTAACTGCATCTACTATATTTTTTGTTGTATTTTTTAAATCGTCAGGCAAGTTTTCTATTAAATTTTTAAAATCTGTTTTAAATTTTTCTGGTCTTCCTGCTAAATCTTCACGTGCAGTTTTTAAATCCTCTAACAAATTACCTGTTCGTGTAGGGTCGTTTAATCTTGCTTGTTGAGCTTCATAGGCATCAGAAAAATCTCCTAGTTTTTTTCCTTGTTTTCTTGCTTCTGCCATTGAAGTAAGTCTACCAGTTGAATCTGCTCCCTTACCATAAAAAGCATCTCTATCTCTTCTTGCAGCCGTGTCATCTGTAGGATCAACAGGCATAGGTGGCATAACAGGTGATACAATTCCACCACCTGCAGGTGTATCACCACCTATAACTGGACCTGCTTGATATGGGTCAACACGTGTTAAACCCTCTATGCTTTCCATAGGTCTACCCATGTAGTCTTCAAGAATGTTTACAGTAGAACCATCTGCTTTTGTATAGGGTACTCTACGTGCCATATAAGGATTAGCACCTTGACCTGCACCGTAACCCATCATTTGTTCAAACTGTGTTTGTTGTGGTGGTATTTTATTTAATACATTCATCATAGCACTATTGTCAATCGTTCCATCAGGCATTAACACTGCACCAACACCTTTTGAAACATCCGTACCTTCCTCACCCATCATTCTTTTTATTTCATCTACAGATTTTACAGAATAGCCTCCTGTATTTGCTGTAAATGTTTCGCCTGTAACTGGGTTTGTTAATTTTACTTGAGCCATAGTAACAGGACCATCACCTGAAGGTGGATTTACCCAATTAGGTATTGACCTACTACTAGGAACATCTGTACCTTCCTGTGCATATATAACACCACCCTGTGCCATTTCTTTTTCGTCATCATCACTACCCATAACAACAATATCCGTAACACCAAAGGGTAAGTCATCAGGTATCTCAGCTTCTTCTGAATTACCCATTTGACCCATCTTTTCCATCATCTGCAAACCCATCTTAGCTTCTTGCCTCATTTGCATTAGTTTTTCTAAACCAATATATCGAACAACATCTGCAGGAATTACAAACTCTCCTTCACTTAACATAGCAGGTACATCGTCACGTACTTCTTTTTTAAGTGAACCTGATGGTACATCATTACCAGATTCTTTATCTACAGTACCACCCTCATCTTGAAGTCCACCCTCTTCCATAAATGCCATTTTCATTTGTTGATTTAACATTGCACCACCTTTTGCCATTTCTGATTTATTTTTTAATGATTGAACCATGCTATTCATAAGTTCTTTTTGTTTTTCTGTATAATAACTATCTTCCCATTGTTTAGCTAAATAACCTCTTATAAATGCATCTGATCGTGATACATTATACCATTTGTCAAAAGGTCTTTTTTCTCCTTGCTTTATAGCAATGTTATAAGCCTCTTTATCTATTTCAATTTGTTCTGGTGTTCTGCTATTTATTAATTGTAATTTTTTATCTGCATACTCTTTACTTTTACTTGGTGCAGAGTGTAGCATATCTCCAAAAATAGCATTTTTTAATTCTTCACCCTGTAAATTAGGATTAAATATTTCAACACGTTCTTTTCCTGTGGGACTGTCTTCTTTTGAATAATACTCTAACTGTCTGTTGTCTGACATTCCTTCATTTCTTTTATCAGAAACTTCAATGTCTTTAAATATAGGGTATTCTAATTTTATACTATTTACTACATCTGATACGGAGTATTTTTCAGCCATTGCTATTCACTTCGTCCCTTAATTTTGTAAGTTTACGTAATGTCATAATAGAACCCTGTGACCTATTTAATACTGTTACACTATCTGTCTGTTCCATTATACGATGCTGTTCTGTAATTAAGTAGTCTAAATAGTTACTGAACTGTTCCCACTGCTTGTGGTTGCCCACCAGTGGCTTGAGCTTCTTCAGGTGCTCCTTGCTGTTCATTGCCTGTAAATCCTTCTTCTTGTGGTGTTGGAGCTATGCCAGTACCTATTGTACCACCACCTGCACCTGTTGGGTCATTTGGGTCTGTTCCTGCAGGTAAACCTTCTTGTTGAGGTTGTGCAGGTTGTTGAAACTGTTTCATTAGTTCTGCTTGCACTGCAGCTTCGTCCATGTTGTTTGTTACCTTGTCTGGGTCTAAGTCCATAGACTTTGCAATCTCACGAATAATATATTGGAACTTAGCAAAGGGTGCAAGTGCAGGATTAGACGCTACACCTAAGAACTGCATAAGCCTTTGACTACGTACCTCGTTAGCCATTAAACTTTCCGTACCACGTGCCTTAACTTCTAAGTCGC